CGGATGCAGCCGCAGCAACCTCTGCCCGGACTGCCTGCTCCAGCGGCTGTGCCTACGGTTGACCCACGTCAGGGCGCACTCCAGTTCGCTGGCCCTGCGCCCACTGCGCCTGCCAACACGCAGATGCAGAATCAGTTGCAGGCCATCCAAGATCGCATCCGTCGCCAGCGCGAGTTCGAGGCAGCGCAGGCCCAGCAAGCGGCACTCATCCAGCAACAGACTGAGGCAATCGCGCAGCAGAGCGCAAACGCCCGTGACCTGTATGCGATGCAACAGGCGCAGCAACAAGCTGGTATGCAGCAGCCGATGCCCATGCGCCAAGCTGGCCCAACGCAGCCAGTGCAACTTGACCTGTTCAACCGCCGTGAGGCTCCACGTCCCAGCCGTGCTGAAGCTCTGCGCCGTGGTGTGCCCGGTGCCCAGCCTGTGACCGCGCCCATTGAGATACCACTCACTGCCGCACAGCGCCGCGCCCAGTTGCCCCTGTTCACCCAAGAGGGTGAGCCAAGTATGGCTGCGCTCAAGTCCGCTGGTCGTAAGGAAACAGTCAAACCCGCTCCGGCTGCACCCAAAGCGCCGGTATCCAAACCCCGTACACAGCGTGGCCTGAAGAAGCAGGCTGGTGTTGCTGCGGTCGAAGTCAAGGAGACTCCAAGTGCCACTCAAAAAGGGAAGCTCAAACAAGGTCGTGTCACAGAACGTAAGCAAGATAATGCGGGAGTACAAGGCGGGGGGGACACTGGGAACCAGCCCTCGACCCAAGTCCAAACAGGCGGCACTCAAGCAGGCGGTGGCGGCGTCACTCTCAAGCGCGGGAAGAAAGCGCCAGAAGTAAAGAAGGAGGCCCCCAAGCCCCCAAAAGCCGTGGCGGCACCCGCCGCCGCCCCCGCCGTAACGGAGACTCCCGCTGAAACTTGGGATGCGATGGATACTGGCGTTGAGTGGACTGCGCTCTCGCCCGAACAGCAGACCCGGTGGACAGATAGCGACCGTGCGCAGAATACTGCCGACACGATTGCCGAGGACGTGCGTAACCCGCAGACACCAGAGGCATTGTGGGAGGACATGAAGCCCGAGGGTGCCCCTGCGTACAACGACTTGCCCGCCAAAGAGCGCACCCAGTGGCGTCAGGACGTGGGCGCTGGTAAGGCCACGATCCAACGCGCTGAGGAAATCCTTGGCGACGTGAAAGAAACCCCACTGCAACTGGTCAACAGCGAGTTCGCTTCGGCTGAGTCGGCCACCGACATCCGTGACTTCCGCGATGCCATCGGCACCGTGGTCGAGTTTGCGTACACCACCAACGAGGACACCAACGTCATCGCTGCGGTTCTGCGTGCCCGTGAACTGCTGGCAACAACCAGCTTTACCGACGCCCAGCAGAACGCCATCGACACGGCGCTGCTTGAACTGATCAACACGTTGCCATCCGTTGAGGCGGTCTACACCCGTGGTACTACCAAGGGTGACTCCAAGCCGTGGTTCGACTATGCTGTTCAGCGTGGTCTGCTGCCGCAAATTACCACCGTGGTCAAGAGCTTGTCGGTTGACGCTGCTATCAAGATGCTGGACTCCGGCCAACTGCGCGTTGCCAACTTGCCCGCCGATACGGTCAAGAAGTACAAGGCCAGCGTCGGCCCAGTCAGTGGCATCATTGGCAAGGCCGGAGCCAACATAAAGAACGACACCCGCTCCAACGCCGCCACTGTGTTGTCCAATACGATTAAGCAGATCAACACGTACTCGGGCCAGCCCTACAACGAAACCAAACGCGCCAAGGAAACCGAGACATTGCGTGCCCAGTGGGAAGCCGTGCAGGCTGCGGGTATGGAAGACTTCGCCGACCAGAACGGCGTGCCGCTGTCTGACTACTTTGATGTGGATGGAACCCCATTTGTCGGGCGCATTAACGGCCAGTTCCGTGTAGCAACTGAGGAGATCACCGACGCTGTGCAGGCCGAGCGCGAGAAGATCATCAACGAGTCCGCGATCCCAGCCGACGACGACTACGAAGCACCGTTCTCGCTGGACGACTGGAACATTGGCCGCGACGAAGACTACGGCGATGGCCGCTACTTCCGCGACGATGGCACGCCGATCAACAACCCGATCCCGCTGGGACGTGTGAAGATGTTGGTCAGTGCGTTCCTGTCCAAGCTGGGTGTCAAACCCAAGGTGCAGATTTACCGCAACCAAGCGGACTTCAAAGCCAAGAACCCAACCCTCTATGCGCAGGCAGTGGCGTCTCGTCCGCAAGGCGACTTCGATACAGCCAACGCTGTGGGCTACAGTTTCGGTGATGGCAATGTCATCATCTTCGCTGACCGTGTTGCCACCGAGCAGCAACTGAAGTTTGTGCTGGCGCACGAAACGCTGGGTCACTTCGGCTTCCGTGGTCTGTTGACCGAGAAGGAACTGAACGCCGCCCTCGATGCGGTCTACAACTCCAGTGCCAAGGTCAAGGCTGCGGTGGACACGGCCATGAAGGCCCGCAAGATGTCGCGCCAAGAGGCCACTGAGGAGTACCTCGCTGACTTCGCTGGGATGCTGGACACCAACATCATCGCCCGGTTCTGGAACGCCATCAAGAATGCACTGAACAAAATCGGTGTGCGCTTCGACGACGACATCGCCCGCTATCTGGTCAGTCAGTCCCGCCGCTACGTGCGCAACGGCACAACAAGTGGTACGTTCGTGGACTTCAAGGCGATGGCCCAGCGCATGAGCGCAATCGAAGGCATCAACGACCCAGACGGTTCTGGCCGTTTCGCACTGGCAAGCGAGAACTACAGCGCAGCGAACATGCTTGCAGCAAATGAGGCATACGCACAGCGCAGCTTCAACCTGTTCGACCTTACGGCCACCCTTCAGAAAGCCAAAGACGCTGGTATAAATCTCGGCGACGTGTGGGAGCGGGTCAAGAGCGAGTTGCAGACGGTGAACTTTGCATCGCGTGAGAACCAAGGCTATCGGGCGCTGTACAACATCCTGCGAGATACTGGACAGAGCGCGGCGCGACTGCGTGCGAAGTACAACCAGATGATGGATACGGTTCTGTCCCCAGCGGTGGAGATAGCAGGCCGTGGCTTCACACAAGGTGCCACCAAAGAACAGATTGCCACCACGTCGGCCATGCTGCGGGATTCGTCCGCTGCCAAGTTTGCAAATCTGACTGACGCCGAGTTGCGCAAGATGGGCAGTCTGGTCAAGGTCGCGGGTGGCGTGGTGTCCATCGACCCTGCGGTACTCAAAGCACTACAGGCGCGTGGGCGCTTCACCACAGTGGAGCAGTTCAAGAAAGGCTTCACGTACACCACACTGGTGTCCATGCCTGCGACCGAGGCGTACCGCACCGGGCTGCGTACCCAGCGCGATACAGAGCTTGCCGCTGCCAAGACTGACGAAGAACGCAAAGCGATCAACAAAGACTACACCGCCCGCCTCGAAGACCCCTCGATGGAAGTCCCGCAGGAGCGGTCGTCCCCAGCGATGCCCGACCTGACCGACAAGAGTCCTGAGTGGATCATGTACAACGAGGTGCGTGACACGATGGATGCGTCTGCCATCGACCTGCTGCTGGCGAACTACACCCAAGCGCAAGAGACACGCAAGAACGTCAAGCGCAAAGCCGCAGCGTTTCTTGATCGTGCGCTATCCGAGAACGATGAGGCGTTTCTCACACGCATTGAGGACAAGTACACATCGCTGTATACAGAGAACTCCGTGGTCAACGCCGATGGGTCTGTTACTGTCAACCGCGAAGCGCGGAAGAAGGCCGAAGACTTCATCAAGAAATTCAACACTGCGCTGTTGGGCCGCGACACTGACCGCAATGCGGATGTGCAAGAGTTCTTCGACAAGGCCGAAGCAGACGATGTGTTCAAGGGTATCGAGGGACTGAAGGCAGATTCCAAGATTAAGTACGGTGACAAGGACACCATGTTTTCGGTGCAGCAAGCCATCGCCAATATCGTCGCGGCTGAAGAAAGCCGGAACGGCGCTGAACAATTTGCCAAACGATCTATCGCTGGTGGCTACGTGCCATTCGGACGCTCAGGCTCGTGGCAGGTGCGCGTCCAAGCCGTTGATCCTAAGACTGGCCGTATCTACAAAGTGTCGGACGAATACCGCGAACGGTTGTTCTTCGCACAGACACCGACCAAAGCTGACGCGATCAACATCGCTGCCAGTGTGCAAGCTGTCTTCGACCGCAACGAGGATGGCTTCGAGATGGAGGTGCTCGACGGTACTGAGTACGTGATCAAGAAGGTCAAACTTGTTGCACAGCCCGAGACTGCACGGCAGACGGTATCCACCACGGCTGAGGCCAACCTCAACGAAATTCTTGCCGCGATCACTCGCTTCTCCATTAGCATCACACCTACGGAACGTGAGCGTCTACTCGTAGGATTGACCACGCAGAACGCTCGCGCTCGTTCGCGTCTGCAACGCAAGGGTACTCCCGGCGAAGACCCGAACACGATCAAGTACGTGTCGGAACATCTTGAGTCCAACGCTTCCGTCGTGGCCCGCAAGCAGAACCGCCACCGCCTTGACCGTCTGTTCGATGAGTCTGACGGCGAGTCTAGGCGCTTGTGGCGCGGCGACAAAGTAGAGTACGACCGCCGCAAAGCTGCGTGGGAAGCTGCGCAGAAAGACCCCACCATATCCGATGAACTGCGCTTCGCTGCCAAACGGGAGTTCGACGACTACCACTTCACGTTTGTGACGAACAAGTCAGAGGAGCAGGGCAACAAGTACATCGACCGTGGTCGCCGCCTCGTGAACTTCATGGAAGCCCAGACCAATGTGGACTACACCGACTTCGGATCGGGGGAGACAGTATCTACCCTCCGCACATGGACGACCTTCGCGTTTATGGGTGCTTCGTTTGCCACGGCTGTTCTGAACTACGTTGCGCTGGCGACCAACGTGTTCCCCGCACTCATGGCGTATAACCAGAAGAACAACTTCGGTGGCGGCTTTGGCCTCAGTATGTCGTCGATAGAAATTACTCGGGCTATGGCTGCAACCAAGGGCTTCGCGCAGAGTAAGGTGAAGTTTTGGGACGATCTGCTGGCTGATCCTGCCAAGCTCAAGGCATCCGGGTTCTCCGAGGCTGAGGCCCGCTTTATGCAAAAGGAAGTTAGCGGGGGTGTCATGCAAGCCGCATTGACCAACTCATTGATAGGTTCCGCTCGTGGTAAGTTCCGCTCGGGGTTCAGGAAGGCGGGGGCTGAGATATGGATGTCGCTGTTCAACTACACCGAGCAGCACAGCCGCCGTGCAACAGGTTTGGCTGCGTTCCGCATGGCTTACGCACGTGCTCTGGTCGAAGGCAAAGATGCAGCAACAGCTTTTGAGATATCGGACAAGTTTGCTGTGGACATGATCGACAACACGCTCGGTGAGTACGCCATGTTCAACCGGCCTGCCATGTTCCGGGGTGGCGTCCAGCAGTTCCTGTTCATCTTCAAGATGTTCCCAGTCAACAGCGTTCAGATGTTGGATGCGTTGCCGCGCAAGGAGCAACTGCTGGCGCTGGGCATCCTTGCCGCGTTCTCTGGCCTGAAGGGTCTGCCCTTCGCCGAAAACTTGATGGACTTGCTCGACACCATCGCGCAGACACTGGGCCTCGGCCCGAACAAGGTCTGGCGCGGCAGCGCAGAGCAGACGCTGGCTGAGGCACTGGACGCCATCGCTCCCGGCATGACCCCGGTGCTCATGCGCGGTGTCCTCAACACTTTCACGACTGCCAACGTGGCCGACCGGGTATCGCTGTCCAACATCCTCCCCGGCACTGCCATCGGGTTGGCCGGGGCAAACGTGGGTCGGGAACTGATCGAGATCGCAGGCCCAGTGGCTTCCTTTCTGCAAGGTGCGCTGGCGATGGGCGCTGACATGGGCCGCTATGGGCTAGAGACTGTTGGGCTTCTGGACGACAAGACTTCGCTCAACAAGATCGCACGTGAGTCACCCATCGCCATGCTCCGCGCAGTCGGAGACATGATGGCCTACAACAACGCAGGTGCCATCGTCAGTCAGAAGGGCTACGTGGTCAGCGAGGACTTGCATCTGGGCACCATGCTCTCCCGCGCACTGGGCTTCTACCCAGCCTCAGCCGTGGCAGAGAATGACGTGGTGCGGATGTCCAAGCGGATCGGCGACTATCAGAAGGATGTTGCTGCAACGTATCGTGGCTTGTATGTTTCGGCCAAGATTGCCAAGGACGACGACCGTGCCCGTGAAGTGGTGCAGATGGTCAAGGACTGGAATGAAGCGGCCAAGGGCACTGGCCTAGAGATTCGCAGCTTCGAGGGTAGCGCCAACCGTGCGCTGCGGGAAGCACAACGCACGGCAACTGAACGGTACTTGAGGGCCGCACCGAAAGCGATGCGGCCCGAGACTCAGCGCATCCTCGAACTGTACGGCGTCACGGAGTGACGGCCTTGAGTTGACCGTAGGCCATGTCTTCGATAGCGTGGTCTGCGTCACTCAGGATACCTTGCAGTCGTGGGTGTACGAGGTTCACACCGATCACGTAGGACTGGCCCAGCTTGATCGGTGAGTCTTTGCCAAGGTATGCCTTGTTGGACTTCGGCGTGGCGATCACGCTCTCGTCCTGCAACTCACCCATAAACGTCTTGTAGTCTGCGCCGCGCTGTGCCAGCCAGCGTCTGAAGTGAGTGCGGTCGAGCATCACAGTGCCATGTGAGAGTACGTCGCCACTTGTTCTGCGGTACATCTCAAAGCGCACCCGCAGTTCCCCACGGGGTACGCGACTGAAGTCCACCATCGGCTTGTTGGTTCCCGTCTGGGTAACTGTCAGTGTGGCATCAGAGTTCTCGTTGAGGTATTCAGTCAGTAGGTCAAACGCATCGACCTTGAACTCGGAGACAGCACGACGGATTGCGCCCACCTGTGCCAGTACCCACTCGATACCGTCCTTGTGGTCAAAGGCAATCAATCCCCACTCCTTCGCCAGTCGTGCGGACAGATCAGCGAGGATGATGGCCTGTTCCCAGAAGCGTTCCTCACCAGAGAAGTTGGCCTTGTACTTAGCCCGGAAGTCAGCAGTGGCCTGTGCGATGGCAGCGCGGATACCTGTCTCGCCCAACTCCAGCAGCCGCTTGATAAACTCACGACCGACATGGCCGTAGTTGGCGTTGATGAACTCGTAAATCTTCCGCCCTGCTGTGCTGTCTTTGGTGAATAGGTTGCTAGGTGGTACGCTGACTTCGAGGATACGGGCCAACTGCGCATCGGTGTCCAGACCACTGGCGATCAGTTTGGAGTTCATGGACTTGTTGGTGGATACGACGACTGGCATTGCCCACGTCTTGGAGTCGCGCTCCTCAGCGTTGCGGTTCATCCGCGCCTTGTCCCGGCCTTGGCTGACCCAGTATGCAAAGTCGCCTACCTCTCGGTTGTCCATCATGGTCACTTCGTCGATGGTCATGGGCATGTGGGAGTACAGACCCATGCGACCGAACAGCGAGTTCTGGGTGAACTTGGCAGCAAAGTGCAACTTGTCGGGGTTGCCATAGATGGACTGAATCCACATCTGGGCCAGTGACTTGCCGCCACCTGTCGGGCCGTAGAGCGAGACGGTCAAACCCTTGAGGCCAGTGAACGCATACAGTGGGCCAGAGAAACCCACAGCCAGTGCAAACATGTGCGCTCGGAGGTCAGCCTTGGGAAGCAGCGAGGTGAAGTTTACCCACGCATCGAGCGACCCGTTGGTGTTCCAAAGTTCTTGGCCCAGTCGGGCTGATCCTGACGACAGACTGATCGACTCCTCACTGACAGAGCCGTCCGTGTTGCGGCGCAAAATCGTGTCCCCGATAACAAACTGAGAGAAGTTCTCCTTCCAACCCATCGTGGCGTACAGGTTTGTCATCGCACGTTTCTGCCGCAGTTCATCCATGTAAGAGCGCAGCATGATTTGAAAGTACCCTGTTTGGTTGCGGTTGTTAAGCACGATGCCTTGGTCAGCCATGACGGTGGCAAAGTCGCGGTGTCCCTCAGTCAGCAGTGCCTGTCGCATTGACAGTTCCTGCCAGCCACGGTGCGGACGGTTCCAGTGGAAGCGGACTGTCTCGTACCCGAGTGACTCGTCCTTGCCGTAGCCCACCGGGTAGATGTCGAACTTGCACACGTCGATGTCTGTCTCGTCCACGGTCATCTTGATACCGTCAGCAGTGCGCTTGAACGGACGTGGCATGGGGATGTCACTGGCCGCTGAGTCGGGTGCGGACGTGGGCGGTGCGACTTCAAGGTACTGGATACCGAGTCGAGCAGGTGTACCCACCTTGTCTTTGAACTTGCAACCCTTGCATCCAGCAGGGCGCAGTTCGTCAAACTTCTTGCAGGTTGATGGGCCTGTCGTTGCCATCTTCCAATGAGACAGCTTGCGCAGCGTCTCATTGGCGTTGTATCCGGGGTGTTGGTCTGACCACGATATGGCCGTGGCCTCTGGGTCTATGCAGTGCGCAGCCACACCGATCATGGCGTACCAGAACGGTTCTTCTACATCACCTTGGTTCTTGGTGGCCCAGCCGATCTGCTGGCATTTGGTGGCGATCACGGCTGCGTTGGCCGGAGGAAAGTCCTGCTGCACCTGCAACGCTTGTGACAACGGACTGCTGGATGTTGAACGTGACTGGCTCACCGGTTGAGCCACCATGTACGAAGACAGGCAAGCAGCCAACTGCTCGACTGCTACGGGTTGTGCGTCGATGAGCATCCGCACCTGAGTGCCGCTCTTGGGGTTGGTGGTTCCTACGGGGCGCAGCACCCGTGCCGAGTCGGCGGGTACAGCCGGGTCAATCTCAAAGCTCTTGTCCTTTGCTGCTGCCTTCATGGCCTCGGCCAGTGGCTTCCACCGTGTAGGCTCAAGCTCCTCGGTCAGCACCCAGTAAACGTGCAGCCCGTTACCCGAGTGGATGATCAGCGGTTTGGGTAGCCCCATCTGCTGGATGAACTGTCCTGTTGCAGCCAGCCCTTCCTTCCACGTGGGGTAAGGCTTGTTGTCTCCGCAATCGACATCCAGTGCGATCACCTTGGTCGCTCGGACGTTCTCTTGTTTTCTGTTCCCCTTCTCGGTAAACGCCGAGATGGCGAAGTAAGTGTTGTTGCCGCGCTGGTCAAGCCCAGTCACAGCCTTTGCGAGTTCCTCTACCGTGGCGAAGAATCCCTGCCGCCTGCCATCTGGGTTGATGACTGTGGTGACATAAAAACCTGCCGATGGTAGAACCCGCTGAAGAAAATTCAACGTGTTCATAGTGCCCCTGCTTATACAGGGAGGGTTGCCCCTCCCTGCCACCTTATTGATCTGAGTTCAGAACGACAACGAGACGCTCTTTGCGCTGCTTCTGATCCGATGCAATCACTTCCGGGGTGGGCCAGTTGTGTTGCGTCATCACATCCAACAGCTTGCGCAGCATTGTTCGGACTGACTCATCATTGGATTTGCGAAGTGGTTTGCCCTTCACCCAGCCATAATAAGTCATCCGAGAGACTCCTAGCAACTCGGACATATCCTGAGTTGTTAGGAGCATGTGCTTGCGCAGCGCCTCAACCTTTGCAAAGTCGAGTGGCGGCTTAGGCGTCATCTGCGCTCACCTCCCCAACGAGAGCGGCGATCTCGTCAGCCAGCGAGGATGCAACGTCCGCAGCAGGGGCAGCTTTGGCAGCAGGCTTGGCCGCAGGGGCAGCGGCGGGTGCAGCAGCCGGTTTAGATGCGCCAAAACCACGCTTGGGAGCAGCAGCCTGTGTCGGTGCAGGGGCAGGTGCAGGTTCCTCAACGGGTGCTGCTGCTTTGACAGCGGGTTTCGGCGCAACGGGTGCAGCGACTCGTGCAATCTGGGGCACAGCCACTGGCGTTCTAAGGGTTTCCCCTGTGATTTCTTTGACTTGCTCGGAACCGAACAAACCATCAACAACTTCTTGTACGTCTGCATCAAGGAACCCGCCAAAGGTGAACTTCAGTTTCGGGAACGACGCATCAGTGTCGAAGGATACACGAGTCTTGACGATCTCAGGTGGGATGCCACGGACAGACAGTTCCTTCTGGTACTGGTTTAAACCCTTGAGCGCAGCAGGTGTAACCGACAGCAGGTAGACCGGGCCGCTGGCATCGTCCGCAGCAACCACTGCCAGACGCTTGTTGTCCGAGCAGGCTTTGATTTGTTGCCCACCGTCAGTCACTTTGGAACCCCATGCGTTTTGGGGGCAGCTTGCGCACAGGTCATTCTGTGGGTCTTCCGCTTCTGGGTCAGGCGAGACACCATCGAGCGAGTAGCAGTCAGGTGCTGTGGGTTCAGCGTCCTTGCTCCACTGCTTGGCATACCAAGTCTTGGACAGGCGGGGGTTGGCACCGACAACAACCACATCCAGATTGGTGGTATCCAGCACGGTTTCAGTATCGCCTTCCTTGATGCGGAAGCGGCTGGCCTTGATGGAGATTTTGGGGAACGACTGACCAGAGGACAGGCCACCAGTCAAGGCAGCGCCGAGGACAGAGGGAACACCCACACGACTTGCGAGATGGGCGGGGACTTGGATATTCACGGGTACGATGTTGCTCACTTTGAGACTCCTTGGGTTAATAAGATTTGGCTTGTTGGGCACCGACAAGACCAGCGGTTTTTGTTATGACGACATTCTTCCGGGGCGACGTAACGAACAGTTCTTGCTGCACACCGAGACGATTCTTCATGGCGTGTGCCACGAGGTGGTCAGCGATAGCTTGGTGGTCAGCGCAGTAGACAAAGCCGGGGGTACGCTCACCAGTGTAGGCAGCATCAGGATTCATGCAACGCACAACATATCCGTTGTCGATCTTGAACGCCACCATCGCAGGCATACTGTTTGAGAACATATCGTGCAATCTGTTGACGCGCAGTTCTTCTGCTGGCTGGTTCGACCCTTGAATCAAAGACAGCAGCGATTTACCGAACCATTGTTTAATTCCCATATCAGTCCTCTGCTTTGGCACCGGGTCTACGAATATTCACGTCCAGCTTGGTGCCGTATGTAACGCCGGGGGGAATTGTTTTTGTCTCGTCGATGTAGCCGCGCACTGCGGTCTTGCTGACGCTCTTTGTCAGCATGTCGTATGCCTCGTTCTCTCGAACGAATGTCAGCAGCTTGTCCCAGTCGGCCACGTTTGCGTAGTCCGTGGTGGTTAGGAACGCTGTGCCGTAGTCAGACTTGAAACTGGTTAGCCCCTGCGCATCCATCTGCGTCTTGAGGTATGCCTCCAGTTTGTCCAACTTGTTCTTGAGTGTGGTCACTTCATCCTTGACCTTCGCCTCAACAGCAGTCTTCTGATCACGTAGTTTCATGTAGGTGCGGATCACATCACCTATGTTTGGGGTTGTCACAGTCATCACCTTTGTGTTTGTTGTTGGATCATGTCCAGCAGCAAGCCTTGTAGCTTCTGCTTGTTCTTCAGTCGCTCGTACATCTTGTGCTCAAGGTCAGTACTCGCAATGTGGATCACGTTGGAGACGTTGCGTTTGCCAATACGTTCGATGCGACCGTTCGCCTGTACGTACACCTCGTTGCTGTTGATCGGGCCGTACCAGATGATGGTCGATGCAGAGGTCAGAGTCAGACCATGCGCCATCGTGCCGGGGTGGGCGATCAATACCCGAGGGTCGCTTTGCTTTTGGAAGTCGTCAAAAATCTTGTTGCGCTTCCCGGAGGAAACTTCACCGTTGACAACCGCCACCGTCCAGTGCTTGCTCAGTTCTTTCTCCAACATGTGGAGCGTTCCCGTGAGCGGCACAAACAGAATTACTTTCTCACCTGCTTCTTCAATCACCTCCTTGACTAAGTTAATTCGTGGGGTGCAGTCGATCTCAATGTTCTGACCGTCATCGCCATACGCCACGCCGCAAGCGATCTGCACAAGTTTCTGAATCTTCACTGCCTCGTTCACTGCCGTGATGGTTCCACTGGTTGCCTTCTCTGCTGCCATCTCGGTAACGAAGTGGCGCAGCATCTGGGTGTAGTGCTTCTTTTGCTCGGCAGTCAGTTCCACCTGCCGGGTCTGGACGATGGTGTCCGGCAAGTCAAAGCACTCGTCGCGTGTGAACCTGACAGCAGGTTGTAGGATGTGCTTCACAATGTCAGCAGACTCAGGCCGGGGCACGAACTTCCACTGCCCGATCTTCATCATCACCTGCTCACGGAAAGCCGTGAACGTCTTGGTGCAGTAGGGTGAACCGATCAGCTTGGCAAGTGCCCACGCATCAGTCGGGTCGTTCGGTGTCGGTGTCCCAGTCATCAACCATAAACGTGCTTGTGGGTTGTTGTCGATCCAGCGGCGGAAGATTTTGAATCGCTGTGTCGATGGGTTGCGCAGTACTGCCGCCTCGTCCACGATCACCAGATCGAACATGCCGTGGCAATCCTCCTTGATGATGGCGAAGCCATCGTGGTTGATGATGTAGAAGTCAGCCTCGGTGCGCAGCAGCTTGAGCCGTTTCTCAGCGGTGCCGTGCAGCACCACGAACCTGCGATGCACAAGGCCGGTGAATATACCGTCGCCCCACACACGCTCCAACGTACTGAGCGGTGACAGGATCAGCACCTTCTTGACCTTCTTGGTCTTGATAAGGTAGTCCGCTGCCCACAAGCTGGACTGGGTTTTGCCAGTGCCGATCTCGTTGAGTACCAGACAGCGGTGGTACAACGTCAGGAACGCAGCAGTCTCGCGCTGGTGTTCAAACGGGTTGTATTGTCCCGGCCAGTCGTAGTAATGCAGGATGGGGCTGGGTGCTTTGATGCCGAGGTTGCGCAGAACCTTGACCTCATCCAGACGGTGCGGTGTGACCACGATCTGGGTGCCGCGCACATCCAGCGGCTTGGCCGTAGGAATGGAGTCCAGCACCCTGTTCGGGTTGTTCAGCTTGAGAGCCAGTGCTCTGGCTTTCTCGACTACGAGCATGTCACATCACCTTGTCTTGTATGTATTGTTCCAACTCACCACAGGAATCCTCGTCGTACACAAGGAACCAAAGTCCCCCAGCAGCTTGTATTTCTTTGCCGCAAATCTTCTGCAACTCCGTTGGTTTCTTGGTCTTGTCAGCCTTGACCTCGATACCCACAAAGCCACCAGCAACGATGGCAATGATGTCGGGTATGCCGCTTTTACCAAACCCGTTATTGCCGGGAAAGAAATACCACAGGTTGTATTTCTTCAGAACCCCCGTCACCATCCGCTTTACTTTACCTTCCGGTGTCAGTGCGCTCATCTTAGTCTCCTTTACACAGTTGTCAAGTTTTATTTTGTAAGGTTAAACCCTAGCATAGTCACAGTCGTGACGGCATGGGCAGTAACGGCACAGCCCAGAGGGGCGGGCAGGCCAGTTGGCGTGTTCGTAGGCAGAGTGAATCCGCTGGATGCGCTTCATAATCTCAGCCCAGATCGAGTTCATATCCAGCCGGGTGTACTGCTCGGTGTCCATTTCCATCGTCTTGAGCCACACGAGTGATGTCTTCACCCGCTGGACTTCAGGGTAGTGCTTGAACACCTGCGCTGCAAACATCTGCATCTGGAACTGGTCGATCTTGCGCTTGCCTGTCTTCCAGTCCATGACCACAGCATCGCTGCCGACTATGACGAGTACGTCAAGTTTGCTGCGCAGCCATGCGTCAGCGTCCCACCAACCTGTTGATGTAAGGTTCTCAGTAAGTACGAGTTCCTTCTCTACGTGCAGTTCCCCACGTGCAGCCAGCTTCTCAATAGACTGGCACAGGGGTTCGTACTGCGCCACCTCTGCATCCAATCCCGACCCTTTCAGTCGGTTTTCAAGGAACGCATGAATACGTTCCCCGTACTTGGACGCTTCACCTCCCTCGTCCACCACGTCCTTCTTAATCCGCTGGCGGTAGTACCGCAGCGGGCAGTTTTCAAACAGCGTGATAGCCGAGTATGAGTGACTCAGTTGCATAGCAGTGTGCCCCGCAGGGGTTGCCTGCGGGAATGTTTGTCGTTGGAAATCACAGTGTACATCAATCGTTGGTCATGCGGGAGATGCAATCGTGCTTTGCCACCTCCAGTACAGCGATCAGCTTCATCATGTCAGCGATCCCAGTCGAGAATCGGTGGTAGTCCTTGCCGACCTTCACGAAAGCGAGCACCTCAGTGGCGTCATCACTCGCCTCAACTTGTTGCACGATGTGTTTCAGCAAGTCGAGGGTGTCTTTGTTGCGCGGTTCGCGCTTGATCTCAGCGATGTTCATCTCAGGTATCTCCATAGTTTGCAGCCATGCCGGATTCACAGGCCACAGGTAAGTCGGGTGCCCACTTGGGGGCGTTGGACATAAGAGCTTCGAGCTTGACCTGATCGGCCAGCGCGTTGTCTTCGGGTACAGCGATGATGATCTCGTCGTGGACTTGGAACGCCACCTTGAAGTGCATCCCGGCAGCAGCCATCTGTTCGCGGATCACCAATGCAGCAAGAGCTTGCACGATGTTCTCTGTCACCTTGCCACCGTAGATGCGTGTCCATGCAATGTCGTCAGGGGGTGAGCCAGTCAGCACACGATCCTTGAGCGCCTTCTGGTAGGTACGGGCATCAGAGATATACATGAACCCGTTGGCCGTCTCGCGCAGTGCGGGGTAGCGGACATAGAACCCGTTGGGCAAGCGGATGCCCTGCTTGTCGTAGCGAACTTGCGGGTGCAACTCGTTTGCGCCACCGTACAACATGTCCTTGAGTGCGTTGCCGCACTTCTGCCAGAACTGCACGATCTTCCAGTTCTTCTGGCGGTACAGCCGAACGATCCGCTCTGCCTCGTTGATGTCGATCACCACGTTGATGCCACCTTGGCCGATCTCCAGAGTGCGCCGGAACTTCTCAGCGCCCATGCCGTAGCCCAGCCCAAGCACACACGTCTTGCCGACGAACCGCTCCACCTTGTCGGCCTTGGTGATCTTGCGACCGTAGACTTCAGAGGCGAACTCGGAGTACACATCCCGCTTGTCACGGAACGCTTGCACCAGATCATCTTGTCCTGCCACCCATGCCACAGTACGTGCTTCGATCTGCGACGAGTCACATGAGATGAGCATCTGCCCCGGTGGTGCCTTCAGCGCCCTGCGAATGGCCGTGTTGCCACGACTTGGTAGGTTCTGTAAGTTGAGCTTGTCGCCGCCACTGAAGCGCCCAGTGTGGGCACCGTAGTAGTTCAGCATGATGGGCAGTCGGCCACGTGACTGCACCCCGATCAGTGCCGCAGTGCGTGTCTCCTCCAGTGTGGATTTAACCCCAAGGCGGGCGGCCACTACACCCTGCACACGTTCATCAGGATGTTCCAGCAAGTCAGTCATGCCCTTGTCGGTCTTGGCAAATGCCCACGATTCCTTGCCTGTCTTGAGACTGGTCTTGGTGGGTGGCTCGATGCCGAGGTTCTTGAGGTACTTGGCAAAGATGTCGTTGCTCATCAGCATCTTAGTTAGCGCCTCCTCGCTCACCCCCGTGAGGCCGAGGTCAGAGATCAGAGTGCGCTTGCGGGTGCGCACTTCTTCAAGGTGCTTCTCCAGCAGCGGCACGTCGAGTTCAATCACAGGGTCGGTGTACATCCGCAGCGTCTGGTCAATCACCAACAACTCGCTGGATGGGAAGCCGACCTTGAGCTTGTTCCACAGGGCATACGTCAAGTCCACATCGTTAATGCAGTACTGTCCGTACTGAGCGAGGTCAGCCTCAGTGAAGTCAGCCTTGCGCTTGCCCAGTGCAGCCACTACCTCGTCGCCCTTCTTGCCCAGCCCGTAGTAGGACACCAGCTTGGCGAGTGATCCACCCACCGTGATGTTGTGCAGTGGTCGGGCCATGCTCAGAGTGTCCAGCCACAGCTTCGGGTTGATACCGAAATGCCATGCGAGGATAGCCCCATCGAACGCTGTGTTGTGGCACAGGATAGCCCGCTTGCTGTAGTCCAGTGACTGGAGGAACTTGCCGGGGTTGTCGCCGGAGTACCAGTCAGTTGGGTAGTCGTTGACCTTGACACCCACACCGATGATCTCGAACCTCGGATCACGGATGTACGCCTCGGTGGTCATCTTCGACAAGCTGAACTGCTGGTCGTAGTAGGTTTCAAAGTCGATGGTTACGATGTCCATTGCCATCAGTCTTGCTCCTGCAATACTTCGAGGAGTTTCTGCATGTAGTGTTGACCCTTTGCCACCTCCATTGGGGACTCATCCTTGCTACCCATGCGCATCAGATACTTCAGTGCGCCGCCTCGGTAGTAGCCAATGCGTTGGTCACGGGGCCATGTGTCCACGACATCCCACGGTTGCACACCCATCGCTTTGTAGTGGTCGCCCCCTACCTGCCTGTCCTTGGCTTGCTCCACAACAACTTGTGGTTCGTCGATCTGTGGGCCGAGCATCTCCGCAGCGTTGCGTTCTTGGTACTCGTGCATCGCTTGCTTACGCAGCATGTACACAGTGGGCATCGCTGCGTTGAACTTCTCAGACACGACACGTGGTGTTGCCAGTGGATGCTTGAGAAACCAGTTGATGATCTGCTGCTTCTTGGTAGTCTTGCTCATAGTAGTGCTTCCTCTTGGTTGTTAATCGTTACGTTCTTGGTGGCGTTTCGACGGCCCCACTTCTTCAACTCGTTCGGGCTTACCGTCCCAAAGGGCCAGCTTGGATACGGCAAGGATGCGTTCCAGTGCGTCTTTGAATCCATCTCGCTCTGCGGTGGTGAAGTTAAGCTCTCGTTCGAGTCTTTCATTTCGTGCTCTCATCAGTCTGTTTTCTTGTTCCAGTTCAGCAACTATCGGGTCGAGGGCTTGCTGTTGTTTGTCAGTCATCGTGTTTCTCCTTCTTTAGTTTGATTACACGCACAACTTGTTCCATCGTCACAAACCGATGCGTGTTAGCACACTCATACCTGCGGTACGTTGCGTTGTTGGGACGGCTGCGGGTTTCCTTAACCATTACCCATGTGTTGCATACAGGACATCTCATATAAACACCCCGAACTTATGTCGGAGTGCCTTGCTTTGTTCGCGGCATACCACGTTCACGGCGTCCATTGCACCTTCCACCGTGGGTTGCTTGCGTGGACTGAGAAACGTAACCTCAGCGGTCTTCACGAATCCAGCAAGTAACTCCGGCGGGAACTGATTGTCTTTGATACAAGTGTACAGCAGCGTAACCCATCGTTCATGCTCCCATGAGGGTGCATCCCATACCTGTTTACCCTTACGTTCTGCTGCAACTTGTTCACAGATAGTCTGTAGTACTCCGAGCTTGGCCCGCACCTTGATACCGTACTTGAAACGGCGCAAGGCACGGAGCCACTCTCGACGTTTGTCATCGTCGATACGGGGCATATCAAAGGCCGAACTTGGCAGCGGTACTCAGGGCAGTGAGCTTGCCAAGGTCTACATCAAGCACCACTTCCTTCTTGTCACGCTCTTTGATCTCGCGGTGCTTGTCCTTGACATCATCGGGCACCAACTCCCACAGGGCGGGCCATGCCTTCAGGGCCGGAGCCAATGTGCTGTACGCATTGCATACCTTGTAGACCATCTGCACAAACTCAGCCTGTCGTTGTTGGGCTGCGGCAACACGCTGGTTGTATGCCACTACCTCCGCACGGAACTCATCCCAGACAAGCTGGTCTTTGAGGATGATGCCGTCGCTCCAGCCACGATCCTTCGTGGCAATGTCAGAGGCGGGAAACGTGTTGGGCCACGGCACAGGCGGGTTGAAGGTAAACCGCATGTCGCACCTGACTCCACCCACTTTCTCGATGTCCATCCGATCCACCGTCTTCAACCATCCAGCAGGAACTTGCGAGATGATTGGCTTGACTTCAAGGAACAACGTGTCGTAGATGCGCTGGCCCCATGAGTTGTCGGGCTTGGTTTCCTCGGCTTTGGTGACGGC